CCTTATAATGCTGATGCAGGAGATCCTCCAATGCCATTTACTAAGATCGTAATGGCAATGGAGAATTCAGGAAAAGTATTACCAACAAGCCATAGGCAGGGCTTATCAGTAACAGCTAAATTTGGTTTTTCAGCAGTACCAGATGCTATATTTCAAGCTGCATTGATCCAATCAGCTAGATTTTGGCAGAGAAAAAATAGCCCAATGGGATTTAGTGGCAATCCTGAAACAGGTCAAGCACCTGTAATCTTTTTAAGTGAGTTAGATCCAGATGTAAAAAATCTATGTAAAGCATTTAAAAAGAATACAGTTATTCTTGCTAGTGGAAGACCATACGTTGGTCTAACCGCAATTAATACAAATAGAGTCTATGGGTTATGAAATTAACTCTAAATGGAGCTTTAGATCTAAGTAGATCCATTAATTCACAAACTATCTGGAATAAACGATCAAACGATTTTTTTAATAATTTAGCATTAGAATTAAAAAGAGATGCAGAAAATGCAATAGCTTCTAAGCCATCTCCAACATCTGGAAGAGGAAGAGGTAATAAAAGCACCGGTGCTACTAGAAGATCTATATTTACAGCTAAATTGGGTAATACAAATAGGCTTAGAATGTCAGAGGGTTTTAAATTAGCTGCAAATACAAAACAAGCACCTTATATACATGGTAAGCCGATCTATAGAGGGTTTTCTCCTATAAAGAAAACAAGACCATTCTTTCCTCCATACAAACAGGGATCAAGTCTTTATAAATGGGCTAATAGAGGTAATCCTAAATTAAATGCTTTCTTAGTGGCTAGAGCAATATCAAGAAGAGGTTTAAAAATGAAACCATTTATTGGTGGTGTTGTATTTGAAAAGCAAGATGAAATAAAAGCCGGTGGGGAAGATATGTTAAAATCTATAGCAAGAGACATAGCTAGGAGTGTTAAATAATGGCAACTTTCTCATCAATTAGAGATGGTTTAAAAACAAGATTAGAAACTATATCTGGATTATCAGCTTATGATTATGTTCCAGATTTTATAGAGCCTCCTATAGCGTTAGTAGCTCCGCTAAATACTTTAAATTATGATACAACAATGGGTAGAGGATCAGATACTTATGAGATACCTGTAATTCTTTATATTACTAATATAGATGCTCAAACTTCACAGGATGACGTAGATTCTTATTTAGCCTCATCAGGATCAACTAGCATAAAAGCAGCAATAGAGGGCGATCCAACATTGGGAGGTGCTGCAATGTCTGCTAGAGTGGTATCAGCAACAGATTATGGCGAATATGAGGTAACTCAGGGAACATCATATCTGGGCGTAACATTTAATATTGAGGTTATAGCATGAAAGTAAAAATTTTAATGGGTAGCGATTATCCAGATGGTAAAGAAGAGAAAAGGGTAGAGGCCGGTGTAATTGCTGATCTACCTGATAAGGTTGCTAGAAGTTTGATAAAGAATGGTGCAGCAGTAAAATATACTAAGAAGATGGAAGAAGAGGATTCTAAACCAAAAGTAAGAGCTAGAAATGAAAAAGGTCATTTTATAGCTGATGATCCAAATACGCCTGAAAATGAAGCGTGGGAAGAGGAATAAATGCCAACATTTACACATGGAAAAGATGCAGTAGCAATTTTAGATAATACTAATTTAAGTTCAACTTTAACTGATATGAGCTTATCTTTAACATCTGATGTTGCAGAAACTTCTACTTTTTCGGTAAGTAGTAAAACATTTGTTGCAGGTTTAAAAGATGGAACTGCTACAGCATCAGGATATTTTGAAACATCAGATCCTGATTCAGATGCAGAATACCTAGCTCAACTAGGTGGATCTGGTGTAGCTTTCTCAATAGCACCTATTGGATATACAAGAGGAAATCCAACATCTTTAGGATCAGTAGTTGAAACATCCTATGATAGATCCGCAGATATTGGAGGCATAGTATCAGTAGCTGTTGCTTTTCAATTTGATGGAGATAGTTTTAATGGTAAAAGTATGGTTGCTCCGGCAGCTTTTACCACTACATCAACTGAAACATCAGTTGATTTCGGAGCAGCAGGTACAAATGGAGGTGGAGCAACATTACACGTTTTAGCGGCTAGTGGATCTTCTCCAACATTAGATGCCAAAATACAAACGAGTGCAGATAATGCGTCTTTTTCTGATTACATTACGTTTACTCAGAAAACAGCTGTTGGATCTGAACTCAAAACAAGTGCAAGTAATCCGGCAAGATATGCTAGAGCAGTATTAACAATAGGAGGAGGATCTCCTAGTTTTACTGTTGCTATAAGTTTTGCTCAGGGATAAAGATAAAGGAGAATAATGCCAACATTCACACATGGAAAGAACGCAGTATTTAAGTTTGATGATTCAGGCGGCACTATAAGAGACATTTCAAATGTTCTTACAGATGTAGCTGTTTCAAGAACTTCAGATGTTGCTGAGGTAAGTGCTTTTTCTAATAGCTCAAAGGCTTTTGTTTCTGGGCTAAAAGATGGAACTATAACACTTACCGGATCGTTTGATTCAACAGTTAATGGTTATTTCACAGGTGTTCTTGGATCAGAAGTAGATTTTGAATTCTATCCAATAGGAACTACCTCTGGATATCCAAAAGCGAGTGGTAAAGTAATTCTAACCTCTTATGACAGGACTCCAGATATTGGAGGGGCTGTAAGTTTTTCAGCTTCTTTTCAAATAACCGGAGATGTTACTGAGGGAACTGCTTAATATATAGATTAACTTAAAAAAAGGAGATCTATATGAAGAGATTAAAATTAGATGACATTTCTAATATACCTAATCTTCCAGAAAAAGAAATAGAGTTAGAGCAATGGGAAGCTACTGTAATTGTTACAGGGCTTACAAAAGCTGATACTGTAGAAATTAATGAACTTTCTGAAAATGAAGATGGAATTAGAAATGAAGTTCTATTTGAAAAGTATTTACTTTTAAAAGGACTTAAAGATCCAGAATTTGATTCTCTTGAAGATGTAGAAGAGTTTTACTCTAAAGCAACTCCTGCAATAGTAGATAAAATTTTAATTGGTATCTATCGTTGTATGGCATGGACTAAGGAGGATCAGGCTAATATAGCCGATCAATTTCCAGAACAATGAAGAGTTGGCTTTTGAGTTTAGATTAGCTAAAGATCTTGGAATGACAGTTGATCAATTAAGAAAATCGTTGTCAGTTCAGGAATTTGAGTCTTGGAAGTTATACTATATAGATAACGTAAAAAAAGAACAGAAAGCTATTACAGAAGCAAACGCTAAATCTAAACTGAGGAGATAAAGAATGGCAAGAGCCACGTTAGAGATGTTACTGAAGCTCACAGGAGCTGATAAAACATCAAGAGGCTTAGATAAAGTATCTAAAGCTACAAAAGAGATGGATGAAACTGTTACAAGAGCAGAGAAATCTAATGCTAAATTTGCAGCAGGTATGTCTGGTCTTACTAAAGCAGCTATTGCCGGTGGAGCATTATTTGCAGCAAAATCTTTATTTGATTTTTCAAAAAGTGCTATAAATGCTGCATCAGCAGCAGAAGAAGCGTCAGCAGCTTTTGGAGCTACATTTAAAGATAGTGCAGAAGAGTTAGGAATAGAATTAGCAAAAAGTGCAAATTTATTTGGTTTAACTGAATCAGAAGCACAACAATTAATATCTGTATTTGGATCTGTTGCTCAGGGTATTGGATTCACAGAAAAAGAAGCAGCAGCTTTATCATTAAGAGTTTTTAAACTTTCTGGAGACATTGCATCATTCAACAACTTACAACAAGGTGCATTACCTGTTATTGCCGCTTTTAGATCAGGTATCGCAGGAGAAAGAGAATCGTTAGCTACGTATGGTTTAAAAATAACCGAAGCAATGGTACAACAAAAGGCATTTAATCTTGGTTTAGCAAAAACAGTTGATGAATTAACTTTACAAGATAAAGCATTAGCAACTATTGAAATAGCTTATGATCAGGCAGGAGTACAGTTAGGAAACGCACAAAGAGAAGCTGATGGATTTGCCGCTTCATCATTAATGTTAAATGCAGAATTAAGAGAATTAAGAGAAGAAATTGGAAAAGAATTAATACCTGCGGCAGCAGCATTGTTGCCTGTAATAAGAGAAATTGCTCAAAATGTAACGCCTAGTCTTATTAGAGGTTTCAGTTTGTTTGCTACAGGTGTAGCTGATTTAGTTTTAGCATTAGATAGATTAAGTTCTATTGATAAAGGTGTAATGCACCTAATAAGAAACTTTAGTGATTTAGCAGATGAACAGAGGGAAATTAATAAAATTGCTAAAGAACAATCAGATATGTGGGAAAATTATACAGGTAATATACAAACTTTAAATAAACATATTGAAAGAAGTAGGCATAGCTCTTTAAAGCAACAAGTACAATATAAAAAAGTTGCAGATACTATAGACAGATTTTTAAATCCAATATTTGGAGAACAGAACGCATTATTACTAACAAATATGCAATTAGAGATGGATAGAACTAAAATTATGAATCTTGTAACAAGTGCTAATGATGATGTAGCAGCTGCAACAAAAAATAGAAATAAAGCAGCAAAAGATTTACAAGAATTACAAATAGCAGAAAATATAGCTGATGCACAAGCAGCTATTAGAAAAAATGAATTAACAACACAAATTGGAATATTAACAAGAGCTGAAAGTGATGGAAAAGATGTTAAAGCAGAATTAGCTTTAGCACAAGCAGAACTAGCAGAAGCAGAGTTTGAATTAGCTAATGATTCAGATCGTTTAGTTTTAGCTAGAGATGTACTTAATTTGGCAGAGACAAACTTAGAAAAAGCAATAGCAAGAAGATCTAAAGCTATTCAAGATAGTAGAGATATGCTTGTTTATGAAAATGAAGCTCTTAATAAAAACACAGAAGCTAAAAAAAGAAATGCAGATGCAACACAAAGGCAAATAGATTTATTACGTCAATTTTTAGCTATAGAAAGATCTGGAGGTGGCGGTTTTGCTCCTCCTCCTGCAACAGGTGGCGGTAGCCCTCCTCCTGTTCCTCCTCCATTAGTTGGAGATGAATCTTTGGTTAGTAGCCCACGATCAAAATCTGGTAATGGAAATGGAGAAACTGTAGTTAAAATTGAATTATCTGATACAGCAGAAGAATTTTTACAAACAACACAAGAAAAACTAACAAAATTAGGTTATGCCTTGCAATGAGTGTTGCGTTTGATTCTAATGTTACTTTAACTGTAGAAATTGCTTTTGATTCCAATCCGCTTGATGATTCACAATCATTTACAGATGTTACAGCTTATTTGCGTAGATTTAGTATAAATAGAGGTAGAGCAACAAACTTATCAGAGTTTAATCCATCTACAGCTACAGTTGTGTTAGATAACAGAGATAATCGTTTTTCTCCTAATCAAACAGATTATTATTATGATTCTGGTACAGCATCAACAAAAATTAAACCATTAAAAAGAATTAGGATTAAAGCTGCGTACAGTTCAACAACTTACACAATATTTTATGGGTTTGTTGAGAATTTTCCTGTTAATTATCCTGCACAGGGATCTGATTCAGAAACTAAATTAAAATGCGTAGATGCGTTTAAATTGTTTCAAAATGCTACTTTAGATGCTCATGGATGGCAATTAGGCTTATCAACATTAGGACAAACAACTACCTTAACTTTGACACAAGCACAAGAATTATCATCAGTAAGAGCTAAAAATATATTAGATTCTTTTGGGTACAGCTTACAAACTATATCTACAGGACAATTACAGGTACAAACACAAGCAACAACAGATACAATACTTGCTGCACTTAGAGCAGTTTCATTAGCTGAAAATGGTACGTTTTTTATAGCAGCAGATGGAAAAGCTACATTTAGAGATAGAAATTACAGTTTTCCT